CTGACGTAAAGGAGAAGGATGGCAACCGCAATTCAGATATCAAATATTGCGTTAAACAATATTGGTGATGGAACAATAACGTCTTTTGACGATCCTAATGCTAGAGCTAGGGCTTGTAAATTAAGATTTGAAGACGTTAGGGATGCTGTCCTTCGTGCTCATCCTTGGAATTGTATGACAGGAAGAACAACTTTATCTCAGAGTGCTGATTATACTCCACCATTTGAGTATGACTATGCTTATGTTCTGGATAATACCATTGTTCTAAGAGTCTTAAATCTTTATGAAAGTGACGTTTTTGATTATCCATTCAAAGTAGAAGGTCAGTTTCTTCTTACGAATGCAACTACTGCAAAAATCAAATACATCAAAAGACCAACAAGTATAGACGATACTAAAGACTTTGATGCACAACTGGTTCAAGCAATAGCAATGTCTCTGGCATCTGAAATTGCTATGGACCTAACAGGTCAGGCACAAATTAGAGATCTTATGCTTGGCAAGTATCAGCAAGTGCTATCAGAAGCTAGAAGTATTGATGCACAAGTTGGTACTGCAGATGTTATTGAGTCTAATGAATGGGTTGAATCAAGGACGCGAACTTATTCAGGAAACTTCAAACCATTCTCTGCTTCTACTGCTAACGGCGTAGTATGAGAGTAACCCAAACTCAAACAAACTTCTGGGGTGGACAGATTGCTGTCAAATCTCAGGGATTTGTTGATGAGGAACTGTATTCTAAATCTGCATCCGAGCTAACAAACTTTGTTGTTACTCCGAATGGTGGATTAGCAAGAAGACCAGGAACTCAGTTTGTTGCTAGATCAAAGCCTAATGCAGCTGGCGTAGCTAATAATGCTGCTGCAGTAAAACTGATTCCATTTACCATAGGTTTTGGTAGTGATAACAACTACGTTTTAGAATTTGGCTATTACACAGGTTCTAATGGCTATATAAGATTCTTTAAAAACAAAACTCCAGTAATGGATGGAGGATCTGTTTATGAAGTATCTACGCCATTCAATACTGCTGCTAAGATCAATGCTATTCGTTACGTACAGTCTGCATCATTTTTATTTTTAGTCAGTCCAGACGTACCACCACAACAACTGATTTATGATGCAACAGATGAAACCAACTGGACAATATCACCAATTACATTTTTTGACGGACCTTATTTCAATTCACAGGAATTAGCAGATGGAACTTCAGTAGATACAACGATTTCCATAACTTCTGGTACTGCAACCTTACCATCAGGAATCAACGAAACAGGTTGGGTTGGTGAATGTGATAATGCTTATTATTGGAGTAATTCAGGAACATCTGTTCCACAACCTACAGACAATCTTCAGACTTTTTCCTATTTACAAAACAAAAACCATGGTCTTCAAGATGGAATGAAGATTCAATTGTCTGGATGTACTTCAGAATATTCAGCATCTGCAACATCAGGACAAACACCTTCAGGTGGAAATTTAAGTGGTGCTTTTCAAGCTAATCAAACTCATCAAGATGTTGCACAAACAAGCACTACTGGTTCTGGAGCAGGCATAAAAGCAACAATTACAACAGATGCTAGTGGAAATCCTACATTTGAGATAACAACAGCAGGATCTGGTTACGATGTTAATGATACAGTTGTTTTTACAGATCCAGGTTCAACAAGTTCTACTGCAACTATAACAATATTTGGTGGTACACCAGCAAATGGTGATTATTTTGCGACTCAATGCACCGCAAACACTTTTAAAATTACAAATACAGTCGGTGGTGCTCCATTAGACTTTGCCAATAACCAAAAACCTACTGTTAAAGCTTATTTTTACCGAAAAAACAGCAGTATTACACTAACACAATCGGCATCTGGCATTTGGACTAATACTGCAACGGATGCTGGTCGATTATTTAGGATTAATACACTAGGAAACGAACAGATTTATTGGGGTCATGTAGAAATACAGTCAATATCTTCAAATGATGCTGTATGTACTGCAAAAACAGACATTCCTCAGTCTTATACTTCTAATTTAAGAGATTGGAAACTAGGACAATGGTATACAGGCAACTATCCGCATTTTGTTACGCTATTTCAGCAAAGATTGGTATTTGCCAGAGTCGATCATAGTCCACAAACTGTATATTTCTCTCAGACCAATGATTTCTACAATTTTGGACCTTCAGAATCGTTAGGATCGGCTACAGGACAAACAACTGCTTCAGGAGCATCAATCATAGGCGAACAGGTATTATCGTTCAATGCCATGACATTTACGTTTGATTCTGGAACTGTTGACGAGATTCAGTTTCTTATACCACAGGAAAAACTGTTAGCAGGAACAACTGGTGGTATCTATGCAGTTTATGGATCTGAACAAGATCTGACAATTACACCAACCAATTTTACAATCAGAAGAGAAGGTACTCAGCCTGCAGAAAAAACAGTTAATGCTGTTGCAGTCGATGAGAATGTTATCTATGTCGAAGGATCAGGTGTCAAAGTACGTTTAGTGAACTTTGGTAATGTTTCTTCTGCAGCTAAATCTTTTGATGTCACCATCCGTTCTAACGACATTTTAAATGATAAGGGAAAACAGATTATCTCTACTGCTATACCAAACTATGCCAATTGGATTCGAGATGGATCAGGAGCAATTAGCTGTGTTACATACATTCCTCAGAACTCCATTGTTGCATGGCATAGGCACAAAATTGGTGGATCTTACGAATATTCCAATACGAGAGGAGGTGATCCTACAGGATATCTAACAACAGATCAGACTCATGGTGTTGTTGTAGATATGGCAACGATTCCTTATGGAGATCAAGACCAGTTATGGATGTTGGTTAGAAGAACCATA